TTCTTAAATTTGATTTGATTCAAAGGGTTTCTGCGCCACGCATCACTGACCATGATTAAAATAGGGTCGTCGCTCTCCGAGTCAACACGCAGCATCACACCACACTCCCAGTCAAAAGTCATATATGCCCCTAAAAATAAGTCGTAGTAGTCCTGACAGTTAGATTCACTATCAGTGTAAGACTTGCCCATAATCGCAGATAACTCTGATACAACTCTGGTTACTGCATCATGGTCCAAGGACCTTGGTTGTTTCTTTTTAAAGTTAAGCACGTTGTTCATATAGCCTCCTTTCATCTTCTTCTCGCTCTCTTATTTCATCTATAACAGATTCTGGAATGATTTTCCATGTTGTCCGCCTATGCCATTTATGTTCGAAAACACCTCTCTTTTTCAATGCAAAGTAGATTTCACGCTCCTCTGCGTATAGTTCATCTAACGCCTTTCTTTGCTCTGGCGATGGGCTATTTACCAACATATCAACTTCAGCGTAAATAAAATCACACTCCATGTTGTTGCGAATGTAAGCCTTAGCCAGTTCTATTTCTTCATCATTTTTCAATGGTAGAATACTAGCCCAGTCGCATATTCCTCTCGCACTACAATCGCCCTCAACTGCATATAAATATAGTTTAGTCATTACTTCACCTCCGCGTGTGTTTCTATCCATACTTTAGCCCCACAAGGTAAGGGTTTGTCTGGGCTATATATAACTTTACTCGACCCAAGTATTTCTACTTCATGGTAATATTCGTTAGAAATTACAACCGTCTGAGTGTTCTCTTTGTAAGTCTTAACAGTAATCACAGGCTCATTTCCACCATGTTTATTGTTGCTGCGTATTTTACCTTGATGTATGTGTATTCGTTTCATTAGTTTTCTCCTTTTCCAAGCCATCATAAATAATATCCATAGCTCGTTCTATAAATGCTATTTCCTCGTCTCTGTCTTCACTGTCGTTAATGCAATTTTCACAATAATCATCAATTACTCGCCAAATAACATTCATCGCTTTTTTCTCTAGCTTATTCATCAGTTGTCTCCTCTAATAATTGTTCTGCTTCAGCCTGACAATCCGCGCAGCTGTAGCCATCTCTATACTCTCCATCTTGATAAATGACGTTGCCGTCACTATCTAATAACTCAAAATCCGCGTCTGCTGGAACGCGGTTCACGAATCGGCCTGTACCTATCTGGCACTGACGACCGCAATGTACGCAAATGTCTATAGTAGTCATGTTCTCTCCTTTGAACTATTTGTTGACACAGGGATAGTATTTCATGGGATTAGATAATTGTCAAATGTTATTTGCACTATATATACCCCCGTTTTCACAAAACACTTTTAAAAATATTTTTTTTGGTGAAAAAAAGTGAGACAACTGGGACGATAAATAATTGTGTAAATAAATCAAATAGTTAGACCATGGATCCCGTCCCATTGCTCGTTCCACTTGTCCCAAAAAGAGTTGTTTTGTCCCATTTTGAAGTAACTTTTTGTCCGATGGAAGTTTTGAAAAATAAAAAATTTTTTATTAAAATAAATCTGGGGGTATATATAAGAGCAGAAGGAATACCGATGAAAAAGACTAAGGCCGATTATTTTAAAAAACGTGTCGACCGTATTGCGGATAAGGTTGAGCAGACGCACAATCGAAAGCTCACTAACCGTCAAAAGGAGTTTGCTAGGCACTATGTCGATGGAACACACAGCAATGCAGAATGCGCTAGATTGGCTGGTTACTCAGACACCAATGGTATAGCTAAAAACAAAGCCTATGCTTTACTGAATGGCGTTGAGTTTCCACATGTGCTTGAGTATATCGAAGAACTAAGAGAAGACCGCGAAAAGAAATATGGTGTAACTTTGATGGGTCAACTAAAAAGGTTTAGAGAACTCTCTATCAAAGCTGAACAAGAGAATCAATTTTCAGCTGCTGTTAATGCGGAGAAAATTAGATCATCATTGGGCGGTCTGACCATAGACCGTAGAGAAACAAATCACTACCATGCGATCGAAAACATGTCGCGAGATGAGATTGAAAAGAGGCTGGGCGAACTTAGAAAAACACACCCGACAGCATTTGTCGAAGGGGAAATCATAGATGAGCCTACAGCCAGAAGCCCAGTTTTGGAACACTCTGAAGAAGAATCTGCCTAAAAATTGGTTTGTAAATCGTATTGAAAACCGCATTGGTGGGGGCGTTCCTGACGTATATATCTGTATTGATGGAAAATCATTGTGGTTAGAACTAAAAGTTACTAAAACACATAGAGTTTCGATTTCTCCACATCAAATCGCTTGGCATTACAGCCTTTCGCAGTCAAAAGGTGAATCTTTCTTCTTGGTTAAGACCCTCCCGTCCTCCACCCTATATTTGTTTGACGGGCTTCGGGGTCGGGGGTTAGCGGAGCATGGTCTTCGGGTCGGGGTTCGGGATTCGGGGTCGGGGTTAGTGGTTCCTTGCTCGTGGCATGGGGACAAGTATCAGGGGTTGATAGACTACTTGGCAGCACACCATAACCAAAAATTATAAGCATATAACATAAAAGACTTGACCTATAATATCCCATGTATTAATATATACTCATGCTTAACAAACAAAGGAGAAAAAGCATGAAAATATCATTAAAAAAAGTAGATCATAGTATGAGCATTAACCAAGTTGAAGGTAACGGACCTGGGTATAACCGTTACACTTTACCTGCTCTACAAAGATTGGTGCATAAGTATCAAAAAGAACAAGACTTCACCAAGCCTGTCATGGAGATGATGTTTAGGGATATAGCTCAAAATTTACTTGCCCACCAAGCAGACAGCTTTGACTATTCGTACCTTGTCGAACTAATGCTCAAAGGGATAGAGGCGGATTGGAGCACTTCGGGATCTAAAACGTCTGTGCCGTATCAACGATTCTGTGAGTTTCTTTTTGATCCAACAGAGAGCAATATCTTTAAGAATCTTCTAACAAAAGAGGCGTTTAAAGAGATTACGAAGTCGTCATAAGTTATAAGCATATAACATTAAGTTCTAAAAAAAGTTATAAAAAAGTTATAAAGTTGTTGACATGATATTAAAAGATTGTTATTCTAATATCATGGTCAACAACAAAGGAGAGAACCAATGTTAAAATGGAAAAAAGTAAGACAGGGCGAATATATCACTACATGTAATAAGTTCGAGATACAACGCTTTGATCAGTATCGTGTCTTTTGGAATCTATACTCCACCTATAAGTGTCTATGGTTGGATGGCGACGATCAACCGTATGCTCTAGGACCTGTAGTCAATTCTTTTAATACTAAACGAGAGGCTCAAGAGTATGCTCGAGAGTGCATGGAACAGCTAACCGCTCGTAAGTTGGCATAAAGACCACGGTCGGGCTGCCCCTTCGGGGGCAGCTTTCGGGGTTCGGGGTTTCGGGGCCTATTATTCGGGTTTCGGGTTTCGGGGTTTCGGGTTTCGGGGTTTCGGGGTTAAAGTAAGCCCCGTACCTTTTGGGGAGAATAACGGGGCTTAACCAAAGGAGAGTTCTGAAAAAAGAACAGGTTAATAATACCATAAGCCTGGGCGATAAAAAAGGGGGTTGCCCCCCTAATCTTTTGGAAAATAACTAGATGCTTTATACACATCAAGAATTTCTTTAATTTCATATTCTGGATAATCAAGATTAACTTTTAGACCATCATGAATATCTATATTCTTACCAATTAAATCTTCTGGATTATTTAGTTCATTAAATTCTTTAAATTCAAATTGGGTAAATGTTCTTAAATCAATATGATAGTAGTAACCATCATCTTCATAATCTCCAGTATCAAGCCATTCACTAAAACCCTTGCCAAATTCATCATCGCCTATTGCTATTATTAAATGCTCTCGATCATCTGCACATAAACATATTATGGCTAAACTATCTTTCATAGCTCTACCTCTCTCTGTAAATTAATTAGTTCTTCTTCAGTTACTAAACTTTTTTCATATTTAATAAAATTGTCGATTAGTTCAAATTCTTCTTTATACTCATCAACATATCTTATAGCGTCACTTTCTTCTTCAAATATTTCATCTATTTCCCATTTACCGCAATTTTTATAAACTATAAAAACTTCTTTCATAGCTCTACCTCATGACCATCTTCTGTTAATACTGTATCTATTTGTGGTGGATTATCTTTGACCCATTTTTCCCAACTCAATTCGTTACGCATGATTTTTTTATAATCAGTCTTACTAATTAAAGCCGATCCAAAATCAACTACATAATATTCATCTTTCATTTTTTAAATCTTCCTTACGTATACACATACTTACATTTATAACGTAGCTATCACCATCATCATAAATATTATCTATATCTGCCATCTCTGAACTAGGACAGTTTCTAATATAATCAACCACGCCTTCTAGTTCTTTTAATTGTTCTTTAAATTTATCTTTCATTATTCCACCCCCTTCTTTAATAATAGTTTTCCAGCCTCTAACCTTTTTGTTTCTTCTGGAGTGTTCAACCAACTATGCATACTCAATGCTTTAACCATATTTTTCAATGCCCATTTTGGTTGATTACCTACAATTTTTTTTGCTTCTTCAATTGTCATAATTAAACTCCTTTTTGTTTTATGTATCTTAATTTAGCAAAATTATAAAGTATTGTAAACATTAAAAAGTTATAAGCATATAACAAAAATATCTTTACAAAGTCATTCAAAAATGTTTCAATAGGGTTATGGTTAACAAAGGAGTAATAAACATGACCAATAAATTTAAGAACATAAGTGATCACGCTTTTGAAAATGCTTTATCGTCGATTAAAAATAACTATATGTTTATGGGTAGAGATGAAACAGGCGAATACGATTTATTTAAGCATACGATCACTAGGGAATATATAAAGATTCCTAATGATAATTATTTTATCAACCACGCAAAAACACGACTATATTTTGTTTAACAAAGGAGAAAAACAAAATGCAAGATAAACCTTTTAAATATGACGAAATAAAAGATCACTTTTATGACTGGTTAGAAGACCAAGATCCAGAATGGATAGATGAAAACATCGACGATCTGCATCATCATTGTTTTAATTCTGATTACTATATCATAGGGACGTATGAAGCTAAGCAGTGGCTAGGCGATGAAGTGTTTCATGTTATAGAAACTATCAAAGAATATGAAAAGTTTAATTTTGGTGAAGTAACAACTGATTTTTCAGACCCCGAAAAAATTGTCAATATGTATACATACATTATAGGCGAACAGGTTGTTCATGAATGGCAACAAGAAAGGGAGGTTGTAAACTCTTAAAGGCTCCTTTGTCCTTCGGATTCGGATCCCGTTTTTGATTGTCTTTTCGGGATTCGGGTTCGGGGGGTTTTTGTTCGGGGTTCGGGACTCTTATTACTTATACTTTATTAAGTATAAGTAAAGTATAAATAAAAGTTATCCACAGCAGCAGAAAAAAGTTATCCACAGCTTATTAACAAGTTATTAACATATATCTGAAAGTTATTATAAAGTTATTTATATATAACTAAAAAGTATTTACAATTAATTATAAAATAGCTATAATGAGATTGTGTCTAATCAAAAAAAAGGAGAGATTAAGCATGGACAAAATGACAATCAAATTTAGAAGTAACATTTTAAAGTTAAATGATGAGAATCTAGCTAAAGAAAAGATCCAAAAGGATTTTGAAAAAAGGCTCATTGTTGATCGTCTAACTCATATTGATACTGAACTAAGAAGCCGAGCAGATAATAAACTTCTTGAGATTCCAACGAAAAACGGAATTGTTAAAGTCGAACCGCCACAAGTAAATAAAGGTAGCGTGGCATTGTCCGACGTTGAAGACGCGTTGAAAGAGGGATTAATCAGTAAGGAAGCATTTAACCGTATTGTAAAAATTCCATCTAAGCCGTTAAAAAACGCTAGGGTATCTGTAAGAAGATTTTAAATTAACATTAATTAAATGGTGGCGGATAATCCGCCACCAAGGGAAATAAAAAATGAAAAATCATGCCAGAAGCCATTATTTTTTGATTACTACGATTTATGAAAATTACACCAAATGGGAGATACGTGCCGATACTTTTGAGGATATGAAAGAAATCGTGCAAGATATTTTGCATTTTAAGAATAAAGCTGTAAGTGAGGGTGAATACTATGAAGCCTATGAAGTTGTTAAATTTACAGTAGAAGAAAAAGAGGAGAAATAAAAAATGAAAAACTCAAAAACATTTTCTAATTCATCAACATTTTTTATTTTGATGGGTATTGATTTAATAATGTTCGCACACGTTCTATTTCAAGAAGTGATCATTATGGAATCATTGTTTTACTTAGCAGTGATATTTTGGGTGTTGACTATTGGCGCAATAATATCGTTATTCAAAGAGGGTGAATTATTTTAAATAAATTCCTGACACTTTTAGGTTAGTTGCCGTCTAATATTATATATGGGAGATAAAGACTATGAAAAATAAACAACAATTAGACGGCTTTGAATGGTTAGAAGAACTAAAAAAAGATCCAAAAGATATAAAGGATCCCATAACTAAAATAGTTGCAAAGTTATTAAAAAAAGATATAGAAAAAGGTTGCAAAGATATTAAAAAATAATTATAATTATTATATCTTAAACAGATAACAAAGGATAAAAGGACGATGAAAAAAGACAACGAAAAAACAATATTTAACGATTTACTTGATTTAATGCAAACAGAATCTAGCAATTGGATTTCCCCATTAGTTGCACAATGCAAAAATGGCGGACTACCTACCAGCTTATCAAGTAACAAAGTTTATGAGGGATCAAATTTTATTAGATTGTTGATCGCATCTCATAAAAAGGGGTTTACTTCTAATCAATGGGGTACGTTTAAATACTTTAATAAATTAAACGCTAGGATTAACAAGGGAGAAAAGGCAACGCCCGTTGTACACTTTCAAGTTAACCAATACGATAAAAAAGAGAACGGCAAAGTTAAACTAGATAGCCAAGGCAATGCGATCAAGGTATTCGTTCCACAGGCAAAATGGTTTAATGTTTTTAACATTGAACAAACAAACATACAACTAGAAGATAGACCAGAAATCGAAAATGTAGAGTTTTCAATTGATAGCGTCGATCAATTCGTAGCTAGTCAAAATGCAAACATTAAGCATATCGAATATTGTATCCCTTGCTATAAACCATTGCACGATACGATCGAAATGCCAATAAAAGGATCTTTCACTGATACGCCCACCAGTTCACAAGTAGAGAATTATTATTCTACTTTGCTACATGAATTAGTGCATTGGACTGGTGCGAAGCATAGACTAGATAGATTGAAGTTAAGAGAAAACAGAAAAGAATACGCTTTCGAGGAATTGATCGCAGAAACAGGATCCGCAATTCTATGTTGTACCTTGGGAGTTACTCCACAAGTGCGAGAGGATCACGCTCAGTATTTAAATCACTGGATCTCTATACTGAAAGATAAACCCAAACAAATGATCAAAGCGTTTGGACAATCTAGCAAGGCAATTAGATACCTAAACGATAACCACAATAACAAGGCAACGGACGTTGCCTAATTGGAGCGGGAGCGGGGGATTGTCCCCCGCATCCCTAACGGGGGTTAGGTACTTAGATCGGATCGGACTTTTTGATCGGTGGTTAAAAATCGACCAAAAAATTTTTTGCCCCCCTTATTAGTAGTAAAGTAGTAGCAAGTTGTAGGTTTTATAAATATAATTCAAGATAATTATCATTGGACGGAGAACCGTGATGGAAGTAACGAGTATCAAAGACCGTGTTCCGTTGGTGCCTGTTAAGGATAAAAGGCAAGTGGAACAAGCTCGAGTAGAAGAGAGGCGTGAGCAGTCTAAGCCTAAATCGACACAGAGGGTTGATATTAGGGTATGAGTTTAAACGCGGTAAGTGATGATGTAGTTCGTGAGATACTGGCACTGGAGGAAGCCAAGCGTAGACTGAACATTCGAGATAAGGCACAAGATGATTTCATGGTTTTCGTGAACCATGTATATGAGGGCTTTATTGAGGGTAAACATCATCGTAAAGTAGCCAAGCAATTTGAGAAGTTATCTACGAATCGTGGCTCACGGATCATTGTCAATATGCCTCCTCGACATACTAAAAGTGAGTTTGCGAGTTATTTATTACCTGCGTGGTTGATAGGTAAGAATCCTAGTTTAAAAATTATTCAGACGACGCATACTGCTGAGTTAGCGGTACGGTTTGGTCGTAAAGTTAGAAATTTAATGGAGACGGAACAATATAGGGAGGTATTTCCAGATGTTAATCTTAAAGCTGATTCCAAAGCTGCTGGACGGTGGGAAACGTCGGAAGGTGGTGAATATTATGCGGCTGGTGTTGGAGGTGCGATTACGGGTCGTGGTGCTGACTTGCTCATTATTGATGACCCGCATTCGGAACAGGATGCGTTATCTGAGAATGCGTTAGAGAGTGCGTATGAGTGGTACACCTCTGGCCCGAGGCAGAGGTTACAGCCTGGTGGTTCGATAGTGGTGGTTATGACTCGTTGGAGTTTGAAAGATTTGACGGGTAAGTTGATTAAGGCACAGGCTAGTGATGTGATGAGCGACCAGTGGGACGTGGTAGAGTTTCCAGCGATATTGCCTAGTGACAGGGTGTTATGGCCAGAGTATTGGAAGAAGGAGGAGTTGTTAAAGGTAAAGGCGAGTTTGAGTGCAGGTAAATGGAACGCGCAATGGCAACAAAACCCCACGGCCCAGGAATCAGCGATCATTAAACGTGAATGGTGGAATGTGTGGGAGAAAGAGCAGATACCACCAGTAGATTATATTATGCAAAGTTATGATACGGCATTTAGTAAGAAGGAGACGGCAGACTATAGTGCGATCACGACTTGGGGTGTATTCCAACCTGAAGAAGGTGGTGCAGACCATATTATTTTATTAGATGCACAGAGAGGTCGTTGGAACTTTCCCGAACTGAAAGAGACTGCGTTGGAGGAGTATAATTATTGGGATCCTGATATGGTGTTGATAGAAGCGAAGGCTACTGGTACACCGTTAACGGACGAGTTACGAAATATGGGTATTCCTGTAGTAAATTATACACCGAGCAAAGGTCGTGATAAGGTAACGAGGATGCACATGGTCGCACCGATATTTGAGAGTGGCAAAGTGTGG